GAAAGATATATATACCGTCAGAATGCAATACAAAAACCAAGTGAAATTTGGGGGTCTACCCCCTGTCGATGTCGACAAAAAGCGAAAGCAAAGAGCTGGAGCTCGCCAAGAGGTCAAGGAGGATGGGTTGGAATCCAATAGTTTCACCACCTATGACCACGAGGTTAAATTCGAGAACATAAAAGCTCGGATAAATGTGTGCCGAACCAAAAATGATGACCCAGAGACAGGAGTCGGGGTTGCAAAAGGCGCAATTTTGTCCGGAGTTCCACTCACTGTCCCTAGTAATACGGCAGCCAGTACCACGCATGCTATGAAGAAGTGGTGTGATTACAAACCCTCTCTCAAGTCTATTGACTCCTTCAAGGAAGGCCATGCTCTTTTGATGGCCAAGTTCAATCCATTGGAGACGATTAGAGTTGACAAAGATCTCATGGATGAGTACTTTGCAACATGTGAGACTGGCAAAGCACGTAGGTTGTTGGAGGCGTTGGATGGACCACAATGGAACAGTGAGATGGACACGAAACATGTGTTCGCGAAACAGGAAGTTCTCCTAAAGGACCATAAGGCTCAGCCACGCATTGTGTATCAAGGAACAGACATGTACAATGCATTGACTGGTCCTGTTGTGATGGAGCTGAACAACAGGATGAAACAAGTTTTTTCCCGTTCTAACCCCTTGAATACCGGTAATGTCGCACTCTATGGGTGTGGCATGCGTGGGGAGGAGCTAGGAGAGATCATGGAGCAAGCCAAAGGGAAGCCTGTGGAGAGCGACGCAAAGAACAACGACGGGAGCCAACCGAAAGAACTTCGCAAGTATGAGGCGATGTTCTATCGAAAATTGGGAGCGCCGGATTGGTTTGTTCGTGAGTTTGCGCGTACGACGAAAGTAAGGGTGTGGACGCGTTATGGCATCTGCGCCCCTATCGATGGTGAGCGTTGGTCCGGTGAAACAACGACCACCACCGGAAATTCGTACACGCATATGGCATTGATGCAGGTTGCGCTGGAGCGCGCCTCCGTCGAGGAGAGCACGAACATTCACGGCGGGGACGATTACCTTGGGTATATCGTGG